AAGTTATTTCTCTTTTCATTCGATACAAGAAAATCTATTTCTTCTTGATAGTTTGCGCCTTTAAGTGCTTTACATATTTCATCTGAATATTGCAAGACCAATGCTTTAATCTCAAACTGTGATAGTGTCTTGTTGTCTATCAATTTCTTTGTTGTTGTGACTTTATAAACAGGTCCAAATAATCCTTCTAACGCAAGGCGGTGTGTTTGTGTGCCGTCAAGTGTTCCAGTTGTACCAAAACGATATCTGGTATTGACTGTTTTCTCCATAATTGCAGTCAGAGATTTTGCCTTAAACTGATGTGCTTCGTCACCTATAATTACATCAAAGTCTGAAAAATAATTGAGTGGCATTTTGTAGAGTGATTGCCAAGTTGATATGAATATAGGTTTGTCAGATACTTTGTCGTGACCAGAATAAATCATGTGTGTATTCTCTGCAACTTGCCAACGATCTTTCTTTGCATAGTCTGCAAAATCAGAATTCATCTGTGCCACGAGAGATGTAGTAGGTACTATAACAATTGCCTTGAAATTTGTCAATCTCATTTGATAGTGTCGTAGCAACAAATATATGATAAGTGATTTGCCAGATGCGGTCGGTGAGAGCAACAACGCACGTTCATTATTGATTGAGTGTAGAAATGCATCTCTCTGATAGTCTCGTGGTTCTATTTCAAGATTGAGAGAACGCACAAGTCTTTCATAGTCGTTCTCATTATAACCATTTACGTTTTTTGGGTTTGTTTTGTAGTCTATTTTATATTCACGTTCTGAAGCGAACTTCTCAACATAGTCTATGAGACCACTGTATAGATATTTGTTTTGTAGATTGTAAAGTCGTATTTTACCATCCCATATCTTGTTTCGATACGATGGCATGAAACGATATCCTGGAACAAAGAATGTGAAAAAATCACTTAGTTCTCTTGCAAGTCCAGGTTCGGCTTGCACCGTCATGAACACTTCATTCTTTTTGTCTATTAATAATGTATCATGTTCGTATAGCATTGTACCAACATTTCGGGCTCGCCCATACGTTATCTGCACTAATCCAAAACTCTGAAAAGCATTCACCTACTGCTCTGGCGACACCTCCCCAATTTAGATCATGTCCAATAATCAATCCATTTTGATGCACTTTTGGTTCCCATAATTCAATATCTCTTTTGACACCCTCATATGTATGATCGGCATCTATAAACACAAAATCTAAATGACCATCAGGAATATCTTTATGTGCTTCGTCTGTTCTCTTAAAAATCATTCTCGATCTATCAGGATATTTCGATTGCAGTTTTTCAGCATTTATTTTTCTGTTTTCTTGTCCTTCAGCATATAAACCTCCCTCATATCTTTCAAGTTCATTGCCTTCAACTTCATAACTATCAATACCATACAATCTTAACAATGGATTTATTCTCATTAAATTTGTATAATTAACAGCATCAGCAACACCTAACTCTGCGCCTATTTGAAAGTTAAACAACTTAATATATCCTGATATTACATCCCATCTTTTCTCTTTGACAGGAGGTATAGTAATATATCCTCCCATTTTTACTGCATCGTTAGGCGTTTTCAATTAATTTCACCCATTCTTTTGTAATTTTTTGAGGATCAAATTTACTCATATCAACTGATGTTTTTTGATCCTGTATGTCTATCATCCAACTGGCAATATCTTGCATTTTATGATGCTTATCAATTAACATATTGTGTTTGTCGTGAAGAATTTCTTCGCCAGCATCTCCTTTATATGTAAGAACAGGAACACCCAATTGATTTGCTTCTAGATAAACTAGACCAAATGTTTCTTGAGGTAATCCAGGCCGAAAAAGACAGGCGGCTTTACTCAACTTAGTTAAAGCATCTGCGTACTTCATTTCACCAAAAAATCTTATAGGGTATCCATTGTTATTAACTTCTACAATCATTTTTTCGCAAATCTCAACGTCTTTTTTTGATCTTTGTGGCGGTATAGAAATGTGAAAAGGTCTTCTGGTCAATCCTCTTTCATATAAAGATATGTACATAAGCACGGCTTCTTTCATACCTTTACCGAATGCACTCATCCAGTACAGATAGTCCTCTCTTGTTTCTTGAGGTTGAACTACAAGTCCTTTCGGTATCATGTAATATATCACTCTGTCATCTGGTAATTTTGTGACCCTGTGACTAAACGGGTTATCTTTATATACATAATTTTGTACCGCTTTTGAATTAAAAATTCTTGGATAATCATTGTTAGTTAAATGAAACCAATTATGAAACCAACAAAATGTTTTTTCTGCACAATTTGCTTCTATTGGTGATAATGGAGGAACATGTATATTATTCATTTGATAATTACCGTGAAAATTTCCATAGTAACCAAAATGATTTGCCATTAATCTCACTTTAGAATAATCGTAATAATGTCTATACACATTTAAGTGTTTTACACCATTGATAACTTTATCGGTACCATCAGTGATAGAATGCACTAGAGCAACGTCTAAACCCTCTTTTGCTAGTGCTTCCGCTACACTGATTATTTGTCTTTCTGTGCCACCGATTGACCCACCGTCTCTCGGATCTAAATGACAATTTGTTATAACTAATAGATCATACATCATATCCCCATAGTAAATTTCTTCCAATCAATTGCATTTTTTATTTGAAATCCTCTTGTATTTAATCCCTTAATTATTGATTCTAAATATTCTATTTTTTCTTTTTGATACGATATTTTTTCTGATATCTCTAAAATATCTTTATCAGATTCAATAAACATTTCTAAATCGTGACGATTCTTTTTGATGTCAAGATCAAATACATGCCATTCTAAATTTTCTAATGTTTCTTGATCAAGTTTTCCTGTATAGTATAACCACTTCAGTCTGCGTAACTCTTTCTGCTTTGAATACATTCGCACGAGTTTGAGTTTTTCATCTGAAAATATTCTATAATATTTGTGATGTAGTTCAGGAATTTTGAGAGATTCATTATCTAATTCTGTATCATCAATTTGACTGTCACTGGACCATGATTCTTGTATTTCTTCTAATTTCATCAAACCTCATAATTAATGTTCTCCAATCAATCGTTCTATATTATATATTGTGTATGCAAATGTAGCATCTGCGGTAATATAATCCACTTCGGCTACAGATGAATCCATTTGTATTCCAGATAATGTTACCGGCCATAAATTTTGAAATGTGACTTTTATTTGTACATTCTTATGACTCGTAAGAATCATAAGAATACCGTCTGAATATCTATCACCGAATGGTTTTAATCCTGAATTTGTGCTTGCTAATTCAGCATATTCTTCTTGACTATTTGGATAACCTAAACCAAACATCCAATTTTTCATCTCAAGCCAATTTTTCAATTCCTCATCAACAACAAATCGTATAGTTAATTCTTCGAATAAAATTTTATCGCCTGGAGTAGGTATGTCTCTAAATGGATTTGGTTGTGTCGCTTCACCCAATGTGAGACCAGGTAAGGTTGCTGATTGACAGAAAAAATTTACATTGGGTAATTTATCAACTTCAAACTTAAACCCTACTGGGTTAAAGTAATTAAAGTTTTCTGGTTGATTTGAGAATGATGACATAATTCTTTATAAGTAATGCTTGGAATATTTTCAAGTTCAGGTCCATAATCAATAACTCTTCTTATATTTATATTCGGATATAATGTCGGTAGTTGATTAAAAATAATTACCCAACCTTTTTCTTCAAAATGCTCTTTATTAGGATCATGATATCCATGAGTTCCATCATACAAATTATTTCTTTTTCCAAAAATATCGAAACCTATCATGTATATATCTTCTTCTGGATACAATTCATACGCTAATCTACAAGCATTGAAACCTGTGTTAAACATTAAAATTTCATCTGTTTCTATCCAACTTGTTTCTTTGACCTTATGATTTTTAGGTAACCATGTTAAGAATGGTTCTTGTTCGTTCATACCATGCACAATAAATTCAGTTGAATCTTTTTTTTCATTTTCAGTTATGTTAGTAAGACCCATTTTTATACTAAAATATAGATCTTCAGACAAATGTTGTATCTCACCTTTCAATAGATAAACTTCATTATATATTGAATAATCAGATGATAGAATTTCATGTAGTATGATTGAGTCGTTAGAAAATAAATGATCAGGAGTAAAATCTCTATAAAGAGCATTGCATCCGATAATTTTACCATGTTGTTTGAGAACATCTAAATTTACATTTTTTCGTGAAGCACCATTACCAATTACAAATATCATTTTTTGACCGGCTTTTTGGGTGATTTTTCCATCCGGATTTTGGAGGGGGTATTTTTGTTTGACATCACCAAGTTTTCATAAAAAAAGGGGACCCTCGTGAGATGGATCCCCTTTCAACTATAACTTAATGTACAAGAAAAATTACATCAAGTTATTTACACGTACAAGTCTGTAATAGACGTTGCTTTGTGCGGACGAAGAATCTGGTCCGCCAATATCGTAATCTGCGACACCACTTCTGGCTGTTGCGCCTTGAGCGAATGGGTTTCTAACCATTCCATATCGTGTCTTAAATCCGATTTTTGGTTGAAATGTATTAGTATCAACCGCACGTACCATCTGCAATGGAACATATGGGCAGTAGAAGATACCTGCATCATAGGCAG